CACGCCCGTAAAGGTGGAGAGAATCTTAGACTTCACTGTTTCCCACTGTGCGGGGGAGAATGACGCATCATCCCCGATGGCGCAAAATAGAATGCATTTGAAGTCCGCCCATACCTCAGAAGTGAACGCAGCTTGTACCGCGACAATGCCAGCGAGAAAAGCAGCAGCAGCAAAAGCAGCAATCAATATGCCGATTCCGGTCACTCCTAATAGCGCGGCGAGGGCAACCCCAACACCGTTCAGCTCGGCATATGTCATTCCTTCTGTCAGACTGTCGATTAAGTTGTCCTTGATGTATTCTTGTGCGCTTGCTGCTCCGATACATTTCTTCGTTGAGCCATCCTCCCCCGACAGAGGAGGCGAAATAGTTCCCGAAAAACGATCATCACCAGTAGGATCAGTAACCCAAGTTGCTCCGCCGTCATAGGACACCTCTAATTGGCCTTGATCGTTATATCGTCGGTTAGTTGGTTGTGGACAGCAGCACATTTCGAGCTCCGGTAAATTAAGCAGATCGCGCCACGCGTCCGCTGCGATTTTTCCCTCTGTTCCTTCAGTCCGCTCCCAATTGAACCACAAGGCCGCCATGCCGAGCAGATCAATTAAGACCAACTTGTTTTGCAGGCCGCCAGGTATGGTCACACAATAAGACTGAGTTCCCTCAAGTGTGTCAGGCAAAGATAAATAAGGTCGTTTGATACCAGGAACACGCCTATCGTCGCGCGAATGGGTCACACTTACACCCCAGCGAACACAATATAATGCACGCCGATGACCGGGTGCACGTTGTTGTGGGGGTTTCCGCCACCAGCGTTTTGGGTAGTAATACCCGTCGTATTGCTGTCCGTCGTTGCACGGACAGCGCTGTTCGTCGTCGCGCCCTGGAAAGTAGAATTTGCACCTGACGATCCTCCTTTGAAAGCGGCATTGGTAATTTGCTCATTATGTGCGTGACCCGGGTCCGTCACGGCGTGATTATGCGCGGGAATTTGCAAGGTGGTTAGGGTTTCGTTCACCGTTCCAGTTGTTTGTCCGGGGACGGCAATGAGTGACCCAACGCCATAGGGCGAGCTGTCGCGCATGTCAGGCAAGTTGAACGTGGTACTGCCATCGCCAGAACCAAAAGTTGTGCCATATAAGGCGAATAAATCGGCATAAACAGAGCGGCTCACTGCCTGACCATTGAGCCTCAGCCAGAGGGCGGGCGTGGATGACAAAATCCACATTGCTATTTGACCGACAGTGTTCACGGGCGGCGGCTCATAATCAAACTGCAAGGTTTGCAGAATGAGCGAAAAGATACGAGCGGAGATGTCAGGGGAGTTTGAGCCAATTGCACGCCAGTTCCCTTCTATCGTGAGTAAATTCAGCGCGGTAACGATGGATTGCCTCACCCAGTCGTCATCAGGGATTTCAAGCAAAACGAGCGACACGCCAAGAGAAAGCCCGTCGCCCGTTGAGATGATCGTCATAGGTTAGCGCTTAACGCTGGATGTACATTTTTTCAACAATACCCGCGAGACCGTTTTTGCCCTCAACAGTTGTATTGAACGCGTCTACAAAGTCCGTAGTAGCGGCAGATGCGCCTGCCCCAGCAATGATGATGGTCACACCGTCGCCGCCCACATTATAGGCCGCATCATCACGCCCTGGGATAGTGACCGTGTATCGATCCGTCCCGGCCTTGTAGCCGACGTTGATCTTGTCGAAATCTGTGCGCAGCATATCGCCAATTTGGGTGTCGTTTAAATACGTCGCCAGATTGACCGCCTGCGCGCTGGACTTCCTAAGCTGCTCCTCGCTGCCGCGCTTTGGCAATGTTCGGCCTGCGTAGGTCACGCCGCTGTTCAGGGTAAGATCGCCGCGCGGGTCTATGAATAGGTTGTTTGATCTGTAAAACCCCAGCGGGTCTGTCTTTGCGTAGGCACGCATTTCGTCCACCGCTTCGGGGGCAAACTTTTGTCCCATGCGCGCCGCCAGCTCTAGGAAATCCATCAAGCCCGCGATCTGCACGCCCTCTGGCTGGCTACGGCGCGGTTGCGGCTCGGTGGTGTAATCCATCAATATTTTAGTACTGCTCTCGTTCTGGCTGCATCCCCATAAGGCCCGTCACGCCAAGCGGCGCTATGGCAAGCGGTGCGCGGTTTATGACAAAATCATCCAGCATCTGGCCGCGCGTCAATCCGCGCTCTGCGGCCCGTTTGTCCAGCGAGCGGCGGAACAGTTCCATAAACGTACCTTGGCTCTCGTCGGCTAAGTTGGTCAAGTCGCCCGCGCCCATCCACAGATTGGCCTGAAATTGTGCGGGGGTCATGTCGTACCGCTCGGCCAATCGGTTGGCCATTTCTTCCAGACCCGCATATTCGGTTTCTGATGGTGTGTCCTGCCATGCCGTGGGCATACCGCGCAGCGGTGTGGTATCGGTTATGACGCCGTCTTTGCCTGCTTTTTTCAGGTTTACCTGCACGACGGGCTTGCCCTTCACGGTGCGGGTCTTGACGTACGGTTCAATCGCCTCGCCGTATGCCGCGCGCAGCGTGGCCAAATGTTCAGCCCCGCCTGCGGCCTGATCGCTCAAAAACTCGACGCCGCCGTCGGACATGGCCAGCAACCGCATAAAGTGCTTATCTGCCGCGATATTTCGCTTGTTGCCCAGCAAATCATTGGCAAACCCTTTGATCTTTGGGTTTGCCTTGAGCCACTCGGACAGCGCGGCCCCGCTTAGTCCTTCAGGTATTTCGCGGCTCCACTGGCCCGCGCCCTGTGCGAGGATGTTTTTTCCTTGGTTTTGCTGGAAGACATGGCCGTAATTATGCGAACCCTTGCCTGTGGCGGGTGGCATATTGGGCACGTCGATGCCCAACTGACGCGCGGCAGCGGCTGGGGTCGTTTTGCCCTGCGCGACAAGGCTGGCCACGGCCACGCGATCTGCGGGCATCAGGTCATTATAAAAACGCTCAAATAAGGCGCAATTAAAGTGAAAAGCACCGGGAGATTGCAAGATTGCACAAGATTTTGCGCCCTCCACTCCAATGTAGTAACAGGTCAGCAAAAATTGGACGCACAAAGGACAACTGCCCGAACATATGCTCAATATCCTCGACCACAGTATCGAGTCAGGGAAGTTACGTGCTTTCACATATAGCCCAAGTCTAGCAACACTAGTTATTCAGTTCGCAACTAAATAACGAGCATCAGGAGCACAGAAGCTCATGCACAGTCCAAACTGGTCCCCGATACCAGGAAACTAAGCAGAGTACGTGCTTAACCAGCTCTACGCCGAAATGACAATAAACAAAGGCAATTACATCTATCAAGGACAGGGTAGTAGCGCACGTTACAAAAGAGCAGGCAAGGCGAAGCCGCGCAGTCAGTTTGCCGAATTCAACACTGACGGAGACCGTGAAGAGTGACAATAAATAACTATACACTATACATTATATACATACAAACAGGGCAGAACCCAGGTGGGTTCGTATACGCCCAAGGGACGATGCATGAAAACGTTAACAAGAGGTAGGTACCGAGGGGTCCACAGGACGATTGACTGAAAGGAATTGGCGCTCTCGATCAGTACCGGTCAATATGCAAAACAGGACAACAGTAAATACACGGAAGGCTACCACTATCACCGAAACCATGCACACTAGATTGCACAAGATTTCAAGTAACTCACTCCTAATGACATGGCTTAAAACCAGGCGGAAACAGCGGAGCGAGGGACGAGCGTACTCTCGAAACAGTACAGCAGGGAGGGACAAAAAGCGGAGCGAGCAGCGCGAGCGTACTAAGTAGGTACAATACAACTAAATCAATATCGGCTGCCCGGCCGGCGAGGCCAGGTCGGAGCGTAGCGGAGACCGTGGCGGCCCGCGCGCCAGCGGGCCAAGAGCGCAAGGGGTGGCAGGCCGAAGGCCGAACCCCTGTAGCACGCGGTAAGGAAAGCAACCTCCGATTAAGTGAGTAAATATCAAAACGTGCCACAGTCATAGATTCACTATTACCTATGACCTCTGTGGCACACTTTATATGAAATATAAACGTACTCACTAGCACACACACCAAGCGTCATGGGCCCAAACCTTGACAGTACAGCGCCTATAAATCTGCTCAACGTCCTCAAATACGACATTGCCGTCATCAGCATGACGCACAAACTCATCACGAGGCACCCTCGGACATGTTATCACAATCAGCCTAGGATTGAAGGGCACATGCCCACCCTTAACAGGTACCCCAATAGGGTAGCGATCCAAGATACGCAACAACCTGTTAAATGGAATATCGCCAGATCGAAAGTCATCCAAAATGACAGTATCCTAGCCATTATAACCGTCAAACCACGGCAATATGTCAGAGATCCACACAGACCCGTTAAGCCCAAGCTCAAACGCAGTACGAGTCTTACCACAACCAGTAGGACCAGCCAACCACACAACCTAAGGCACTTGCTTAGGAATATCAGCAAGAGCAAGCGCATACAGCTTCTCAATCCCACGAGCGTAACGACAAAATAGCTCAGGCTCGGCACGCATAAAGGACTCCAAGGACTTATTCTCGGCCAGCGCCGTAGTCAAGTCAGTACGCTAACGCTCAACAACAGCTTCACCCCAAGTGACAGCACAACCTTCCTTAGAACAGTACTTTATGTTATCATCGGCAGACCCACGAGCAACAGACAAATGACAACCAAGCAAGCCCTTCTTCAAGAGACCAGTTATTCTGCACTTAACTTTCAACTGAAAGTACCCTTGCAAATGCTGAGTATGCTCAAGACCAACCTCATACCCGTAGATCATGAATTAACAATGCTCATCACGGAAACGCTCAACACGGGCAACTACTTCAGGAGTATAGTTGTTCCACGTAAAGCACCAGCATCTAGCAACAGAATCAGCAACAGACATCAACGAAAAAGGAATGGAGGGCGCAAAATCTTCTGCAATCTAATGCAATCTTCTGCAATCTTGCAATCTCGCCCCATTCCAATTGCGCCAAAAAAACAAACAGGGCAGAACCCATGTGGGTTCGTATACGCCCAAGGGAGATGCATGAAAACGTTAAAAAGAGGTAGGTACAGAGGGGTCCGAAGGACGATTGACTGAAAGGAATTGGCGCTCTCGATAAGTACCGGTCAATATGCAAAACAGCGGAGCGAGGGACGAGCGTACTCTCGAAACAGAACAGCAGGGAGGGACAAAAAGCGGAGCGAGCAGCGCGAGCGTACTAAGTAGGTACAATATAAGGAAATCAATATCGGCTGCCCGGCCGGCGAGGCCAGGTCGGAGCGTAGCGGAGACCGTGGCGG